TGGCTCGGCAGGTGGGGGAAAAAGCTTTGCACTTCTCGCAGACCCCTTACGGTATTGCCACAATAGCAACCATCGTGGGCTTCTTCTTAGGCGTACTCTGGATGAGCTAACAGAACTTATAGATAAATCACGGCAACTGTATCCTAAAGCTTTCCCCGGTGCAAAGTTCCGGGAGTCAAAGTCAACATGGCACTTTCCATCAGGTGCAACAATATGGTTTACCTATCTGGACAAAGATAAAGATGTAACAAGATTTCAGGGTCAGTCGTTTAACTGGATAGGCATAGATGAGATAACTCAATACCCCTCGCCTTATGTTTGGGATTATCTCCGTTCACGACTTAGAGCAACTGATCCTGAACTGCAAAAGCATCTGTACATGCGTTGTACAGCGAACCCCGGAGGAGTCGGAGGTTGGTGGGTCAAGAAGATGTATATCGATCCATCTGAACACAACTCGACTTTTCCTGCAATGGATATTGAAACAGGCAAAGCCTTTATGTGGCCGCAAGGACACGAAAAAGCAGGTGAGCCACTTTTCTATCGTAGGTTTATACCTGCACGTTTGACTGACAATCCGTACTTGTTGGCTGACGGACAATACGAAGCGATGCTACGATCCCTGCCTGAAGTTGAACGCAAGCGACTTCTTGAAGGTGACTGGGAAGTAACGGAAGGTGCAGCCTTTCCTGAATTTAGTAGAGGTAAACATGTGGTCCCGAATTTTGACCTTCCACCGAACTTCCCAAGAATACGTGCCGCTGACTATGGGTATGCGAGTCCTTCTTGTGTTCTGTGGGGTGCTATTGACTGGGATAACAATATATGGATTTATCGTGAACTGTACGTAAAACAGTTGACAGCAGAGCAACTAGCTGATAGAATACTACAAGTAGAACAAGAAGATCCCAACCCACACTATACAGTACTCGATTCATCGTGTTGGAACAAGACAGGCTTTGGTCCTTCCATAGCAGAGACAATGATGAGATGTGGCGTGCGTTGGACACCATCAGACAGAAACCGACTTCAAGGCAAAATGGAAATACATCGTAGGCTTGCCGATGACCCTCGAACAGACGAACCTAGAATACGAATATTTCCGAACTGTGTCAACCTCATCAAACAATTATCAGGTATACCTCTTAGCAAAACAAATGCAGAAGATGTGGACACAAAGGCAGAAGATCACGCATACGATGCTTTAAGGTATATGCTGATGACAAGGATGACAGGGTATGTGTCAATTCATAAAACGCTTAATGGCATCAAGAGTCAAGTCTATCAGATGCAAGATCAAACATTTGGATATTAAGTAAATGGCAACAGCAGGTGGACAACCTAAATTAGTGCAGGTAGCCTACGATCCTACCACAACAACACTTGAACAGTTTTTAAAATTATACGAAGATAGAGTTAATAACAAGTCATGGGGTACTATGTTAAGAAACAACCCTGTGTTTAAACCTTATCTCGATCAACCTGTAACTAAGATATTTAGTGATGAAGAAAATATTAAGAGTGAATCAAAAAATATATTAGTGGATGCCCAAAATTATTATGGTGATAAAAAATCTCAAAAAGGAAACATACAAAGTAAACTAAGAGTAATTGAAGCTAATATATTTGGTAAACTTGAAGGTGAATTACAAAGAGATCCTGCTACTAAAGATTTGATAGATAGTCACACAAGACTATCCAAAGGTATAGAACAAATAGGAACGAGGGCCCCACCTGCCACATCCAAAATACAATTTACAACAAGTAAAATTGGTGAGTTAGTAAAAAATTTAACAGAACACGTTGAGAAGAATCCTGCTGATAAGCCTATAGCTAACGCAATTTTACTTTTACTTGAGACAGGTGCAAGACCATCTCTAGTAACTGAATTACTTTCTGAACACTATCAGCCTAACACCTTCACTGAAGAAGCCAAGATGCTTGGTAACAAAGGTACAGATGGTTTGTTAATAAGTGGAGAAACTAAAGGGGTAAAAAGAACAGGCGAAGAAGAAGAAGTAAAAACCAAACCGTACAATGCACCATTATCTAACAGAGCTATAACTATACTTCAAGATCAATCAGAGTACAATAAAACAAGATTTGGTGATGAACGCTTAGATAACTTCTTTCAAATAAAAGGTAAAGATGGAAAACTAAGAGCAGTTGATGTTAATAAAGATATAAATTCTTTATTAAAGAAAATAAGTCCGTCTGGTATTATAAGAAAGATAGGAACAAAGGGAGGATCTGTTGAGACTGATCAAAAACTTACTGCTAGTCAATTCAGAAATTTATTTCAAAACGTTGCTGTCAATGTAAATATACCAAAACAAAATACAGCTATGTTGCTTTCTAGAGATGTTTCAAGCAACACTGGTGCTATGGAAGTTTATCTAGGACAAGCAGGAGAATACTCTGACGGAGCTATAAGTGATATAAATAAAATAAGTAAAAGAATGTGGGGTTTGTATTCTTTAACATCAGATGAAGGTAAAGAAAATTACAAAGAAGGTAAATTATTAAATCCAACAACTCTTCTGTTTGGAAACAATGGAAAAAATTATATAGATGAAACACAGAAGTATATACCTTTTGAAAATGCAAAAGTTCTTCCCATAGCTATACAACAAGGTGGAATAGGATTTACTGCTCCCAAAACTGGAGGACAAGTTAGTATGGGAGATGAAAAACAGGATTTCTTAACTAAAGTTTTTAGTGGAGAAATAAAGTTAGATATATCAAAAGCAAAACAAGCATTTAAAAATAACAAAGGCAAAATAGGTAGTGCAGTAGCAGGAACAGCTTTATTAAGTGCAGCACCTGACGATGCAATGGCAAACGTTGCAGATTTTGGAACACAGTTAGCCTTAGAAGAAACCCTAGATGCAGCCACGATTAAGGCATTACAGATAGCAGGTATGGGAAAATCAGCCACTCCAGTCGGATTAGGATTAACCATAGCAGGCACTACAGTAAGTCCTGCAGGTGAGGGCAGTGCGTTTGAAAAAGAAATGCAATACGCAAAAATGCTAGGTGTAGACAGAAGCACTATCCTTAAACTACCAGAGGGTGAACGTAAAAAATTAGACGAGTATATGCAACAAAAGATACTTGAAGAGACAACTTTAAAACCTGATGCTGAACAAGCTAAAGGTGAAGCGTTCCGATCTATGTCGGACAACCAAGACCCAACAAATCTCTTTGTACAAGAGATGTTGGCATTACAAAACGAAAATAGAATAGGAGAATAAAATGGCTAATCAAGGTGAGGCTTATGTAATGGGTTCAGATAAAACATCTGTAAACGACCCTATGGGTTCAAACCAACTTCACAGAGAAGGTCTTGAGTTTACAACAGAAGTAAATCAGGATGCTCTACAAGTTGACATGCCAAAGAAGCAAACAAAGCCTACAGTTGAAGCTTCTTTATTTGCAATGGCTGAACAAAGAGACTACTAATGGATGATGAGGTTCTACAACCTGAATCTGATGAAATCGTTGATGTGCAAGAACCTGACGAGTTCATGCCCGGACTTTCAGGATACATAAAAAGTAAATTTGATGATTCTGAAAAAGGCAGGTTTTCACACGAACAACGGTGGCTCAAAGCTTATAAAAACTTTAGAGGTACATACGATTCAACCACACAGTATCGTGATTCTGAACGATCTCGTGTGTTTATCAAAATTACAAAAACTAAAGTTTTAGCAGCGTACGGTCAGATTGTTGATATACTTTTTGCTAACAAAAAATTTCCAATTGTAGTAGAACCTACACCAGTTCCTGAAGGTGTGGCTGAATTTGCCCATATGAAAACACCTGTTGATGATACGGTTCAACCGACTGGTGCGACTGATCCATTTGGATTTGAAGGTGACGGAAGAGAGTTAGCTCCCGGAGCTACGAGTGCAGGTGATTATTTAGGTGCATACTCGAAAGAGTTTGGAGATGCTCCTGTAGCTCAAGGACCTGCAAAGTTAGGAGAACCACAAATATCTCCTGCTCAAGAGTCAGCTTTGATGTGCGAAAAGCAAATACACGATCAGTTAGTTGATACAAATGCTGTTACTTTAATAAGACGAGCTATATTTGAAGCAGCTATGTTAGGCACAGGAGTTGTGAAAGGACCTTTGAATACATATAAGACTGTCCATAAGTGGCAAAGAGATGAGACAGGAGAAAGAGTATATTCTCCATACGAAAAGATAGTTCCTAGAATTGAACACGTTCCGTTGTGGGATTTTCACCCAGATCCATCAGCTACAACTATTGAAGATTGTGAATACATCATTCAAAGGCATCGTATGAATCGTGATCAAGTAAGAGCCTTGATAAACATGCCACACTTTAATATAGAGTCAATCAACGCAATACTAGAAAAAGGTCCTAACTATGAGGACAAGTATTACGAAGATACTATACGAGATGATGAAACACAAGCATCTTATCAAGAGAACAGATACGAGATATTAGAGTACTGGGGTACAATAGATTCTAGATTTGCTCAAGAAATAGGTATGCAGGATATTAAAAATGATGATAATGACAATGTAAGTTCTGTACAGATAAATGCGTGGATATGTAACGGTAAAGTTTTACGATGTGTTCTTAATCCTTTGACACCTGTAAGGCTACCTTTCTTTGTGTTACCATACGAAACAAACCCCTATCAAATATGGGGAGTGGGTGTTGCAGAAAACATGGAAGATTCCCAGTTACTTATGAATGGTCACGTAAGAATGGCTATTGATAACTTAGCACTTGCAGGTAATCTTGTGTTTGATGTAGACGAAGCAAGCTTAGTACCGGGTCAAAACATGGATATATTCCCCGGTAAGATATTTAGACGACAATCAGGAGTGACAGGCACAGCTATAAATGGATTAAAGTTTCCAAACACTGCAGGCGAAAATCTACAGATGTATCAGGTGTCTAGACAACTCGCAGACGAACAGACTGGACTGCCTTCAATCATGCACGGACAAACAGGTGTAAGTGGTACAGGTAGAACAGCAGCAGGATTATCTATGCTCATGGGTGGTGCAAACTTATCCATGAAAACTGTCATAAAAAATGTAGACGACTATTTGTTGAAACCTTTAGGTGAAGCATATTTTCAATGGAACATGCAATTCAATGACAGCATGGATGATATAAAAGGGGATCTTGAAATTAAACCTAGAGGGGTTGCTGCAGTAATGCAAAAGGAAGTAAGGAGTCAACGTCTTATTGGCTTGTTGCAAACCGTAAGTAACCCAATGTTAGCACCATTTATAAAGATACCTAACCTTATACGTGAGTTAGCTATATCACAGGATATTGATCCTGACAGTTTAGTAAATGATGTTAACGAAGCTCAAATATATGCAGAGATGCTGAAAGGTATGATGGCAAATGCTGAACAAGGAGCAGGCGAGACTGGTAACGCCACTGGTCAACAATCCCCAGATATGGGGGGGTCTGGAGGAGTACCTCAACAGCCTAAAGACACTAGTGGTGCAAGCACTGATGGTAGCTCAATCGGAGTCGGAGCTTCGCCAGTTGCAGGGGAAACTGGTTTTACTGGAAACCCTCCTCAAACTGAAACATAATTGTGAACAAGTACAGAAGAGTAAATAATGGCTTTCATTGATCGATACAAGGTAAGACCTGACGGAACAGGTAGTTTTTTTAATTACTATTCAGGTATGCCTGACTATGATCCTACATTTGAAAAACCACCTGAAGAAGAGCCAGTAGATCCTGTAGATACAGATCCAAGTTTAAGACCTATGCGTATAGAAGATAGTGGGGGAGAGTCAGAAACTGAAATGTACGAGACACGTGCATCTATCGATGGTGTGTCAGGAATACAAGAAGTAAACTTTGGTGATATAAAATACAATACGTTTAATGATTATCTAGATACTACAGAATATAAATTAGATAAGTCAGGCATGTACAGTAAGATTGATATGCCTAGAGATGCCACTGCAAAGAATTTTGGTCGTGCGACTAATTTAGCAGGTGCTACATTTATGAATCCGGGATTAATACTTGGAGGAGTTATAGCACAACAGTTTGATACACGAACTTTTCAAAGTCCTCTTGGACAAGATAGATTTATTCAAACTACTGGTATAGGAAATGTTGTAGGCTTACAAAATATAGAAACTGAATATAAAGATTTAAATCAAATAAAACAAGATAAACTATCTAACATAACTACTGATCCTGCATTTGACTATTTAAATTTTGATTATGGGTATGGTATGGATCAAAATCTCAAACTTGCAGACGTTGCTATAGACTATAAAACAGGTTTACGACCTACTGATATGTCTAAGTATAATATGGAAGCAAAAGCAGGAAATTTTACAGACGCTTATATAAATCAGTATTCTAGAATGTTAAGTGAAAATAAAGCTGACATGGCTGTGGGTGAAAAAACCGATTTTACAAACATAGGCTACGGAGTGGCTGCTAAAAAAGATACAGGGTTTGCTATCAAAGTGGGTGACGGCACAGTATACAGAAAAAAAGGTGAGATGCTTTACAAAGGATTACCCACTGGTGTAACTCAAAACGTTGCAAAGACAGTAGAAGCTTTGTTATCAAATCAAAATCCTAGAGAGTTTAATCCAGACGGAGGTGACATAAGTGCGTTAGCATCTAAGACTAAAGACGGTAGTCTGTTGGGTGGATATACTTTAGATGGTAAAGGAATTATGATGAACGGTGGTATTGCCATGATGGGTAGCATGAAACAGTTTGAAGCTATGGCGGCTACTAATTTTCAATTTGGTAATCTAACTGTAAAAGAAGCACAAGGTTTTGCAAGAGGTTGGATGGAAGGTGCTAGAGGTAAAAACTTTAAATCGCAAGCAGAAAAATTAGAACATTTAAATAGATTTCAAGAGCTTGCAAGAAAGTCAGGTGGTGTTCTTGGCAAAACTGTAAAAACAAAAACAAATATAATTAACTATGTAGGTAAAAATTATCCTAATGCTAAAAACAAAAGTAGCAGAGGACAAGATGATAGGACTGTTGCTAACATTGAAAAGAAAGAAGAACAGTTTAAGAGACAAACTGCTGCGTTTTCATCCCCTGAACAAAGTCAAGAAGCAGCGACTAGAGGAGGAGATTACGGTGTAGGTAGTGCTACTTACAGTAATTTTGGAACAGTTTCTGATGATGGTGGAGATGATGGTGGCTTTGATAGTGGTGGCGTAGGTCAAGGTGGAGATTCTTACGGTGGATTAGATTTTGCTGAAGGTGGTAGAGTTGAGATGGCTATGGGTTCAGGCGAAGAAGAAATAATGCTTGACGATAATCGTGTAGAGCCTATAATAAAAGATGACAGTGATATGATAATATCAGGTAACGAACTCCTTGCAGACGAAAAGACACAAAAGTCAGGATTTGTAAATAAACCTGCATCTCAAACTTCTGATCAAGAAGGCATAGCTGACACTACACCTATACAGTTACGTAACGATCAAAACCCAGAGGGTGCTACAATTGTTATGAACAAACCCTCTATAGATTTGATGGGTGAAAAGAATTTCATGAAAATGGTCAAAGATGGACTACGCTATCTAAGATCTAAAGGCAAAGCACTGTCCGAAAATGATGATGAATACATAAAAAAGAATTTTACTGACGTAGCAATATCATCAGGTGAAGCTGTGGTGCAACCAGAATTAGCAAACGTAATAGGTAGAAAACGACTACTTGCTTTGAATGAAAGAGGTAAACGCAGAGTTGCTAAAGCAAAAAGACAGAGTGCATCGGAAGGTGGCTTTATAAAAAAAAAATTCGGTGATGAGGTAAGCGATGGAGGTTTTGCACCAAGACCAGTAACACGAGATGTAGCCACATTTACATCATTTAAAAACTTTTTAAAAAAATCAAAGCCTTTAAGATCCGATATAGAAAACTTTATAGACGTAATCCCCGGAGATAAAAGCAGATTAGGGGTGTTGGCAGCCGTAGAAGCACCATTAGAAAGTTCAACTTTACCAGAACTCGAAGCTATAGTACAGACTATACTCAACAGGGTAGATGATAAAACATACGAATTTAGAAACGTAAATACAATAAAAGATATTATGAAGCAACGTTCTTCTAGAGGATCTGGATCAAAGATGTTTATGTACGATGGATTAGAAAGAAGATATATCAGACCGAGAATAAAAGAAATTGTTAAAAATCCAAAAGTATTTCAAGCAGGATTAGATGCTGCAGAAAATGTTTTAACAAAAGGTGGTGGTGAGCCAGACTACGAAACAGAGATGCTACCAAAAGATGTCTTTCAATACTCTGTGGCAGGAAAACCATCTGCAGTAAATGATAATAATCCTAAATTAAAGTTTTATAAAAAAATTGGAAAGCACAATTTTTATCAAAGAATACCATAACAGAATTAGTCAGCTACCCACTTATGTGGCCCTGACGAACCGAAGCAGCTACCCACAGCCAGTGGCACTGCATGAACGAGGTATAAAACAATGGCAAAACAAGTAAAAGGTGTAAGAGCCAACAAACCCAATGATTCTTTTGGTGTAGTTAACGACAAAAATCTTTATCGTGGTAAATATCGTGAAGATGTTTACAAAGAGGAAGAAGAAGTTGAAAACGAAGAGCAACAGGCACAATCTGACCCTACTGAAGAAGTAGCTACTCAAGAAGAAACAGAGAACTCAAACAGTTTTCTTAGTCCTGAAAAGAAAGAGAGTGTTGATTTTAAAAAACGCTATGACGATTTAAAAAAACACTACGATTCTAAGCTAGAAGAATGGAAAGGTGAAAAGCAACTAATGGTAGACCAGATAGATGCTATTCAAGAATCTAAAGTGGAAGTACAACCTAATGACGACTTGGATAATTTTAAATCTAAATATCCTGATATATACGAAGCTATGGACAAGATATCTTCAACTAAATCGGATAGTAGGGTTCATAAATTAGAACAGGAGCTAAATGTTATTAAGGAAAAAGAAGCAAAACTTAATAAAGAGAAATCTTATCAAGAGCTTCTTAGATTACAACCAGACTTTGACAATTTAAAAGCTAGTGATGATTTCACTGCTTGGTTGGATAAACAACCTGAATCAATTTCTGATGGTATCTACGATAATAACACGGATGCAAAATGGGCAAGTAGAGTTGTTGATTTGTATAAAGCTGACATTGGATCACCTAAAAAATCTAAAACTATTGACAAGTCCAAAGATGCTGCAATGTCTGTAGCGAGATCAAATGTTAGAGACATAAATACATCGGACAAAGGAAATAAAAAGATTTGGAAAGGCTCTGATATCGCCAGACTTAAACCGTGGGAGTTTGAGAAGCATGAAGCTGATATAGACTTAGCACGGCAAGAAGGGCGAATTAACATGAACAGCTAAAAACCTCAAAAATAGGAGAGAGAAAAATGGCTTTCGGAACTGCTGCAGGATACGGAAATTTACCTTCTGGTAATTTCGCTCCTCAAATTTTCAGCCAAAAAGTTCTCAAGTTCTTCAGACGTGCTTCGGTTGCAGAAGATATTACGAATACTGATTACACAGGAGAAATTGAAAACTTTGGCGACACTGTAAATATTATCAAAGAACCTACAATAACTGTATCCAGTTATACAAGAGGTTCTGTGGTAAATACACAGGACTTGGCAGACGATCAAATAACATTGACCGTTGACCAAGCTAACGCATTTGCATTTAAAATCGATGACATCGAGGAAAGACACTCGCATGTTAACTTTGAAGCATTAGCAACTTCTTCAGGTGCTTTTGCTCTAAAGAGAAAATACGATGCAAACGTGTTGCAATCATTAGCAGACGGTGCAGGTCTTGCAGGTGCTGATGATGCAAGTTTATCAGGTGGATTAACAACTACTAATACAGCTTTAGGAACAGCGTCTGCTCCAATTAACGTGGAGACAGATGATGCAGGTATCAACCTCATGCTATTAATGGCAAGAATACTTGATGACCAGTCTGTTCCAGAAGAGAATAGATGGTTTGTTGCTCCTCCAATCTTCTACGAGAAGATGTTTCAAGCAGGTAACAAGATGGCAGAAGTACAGGTAACTGGTGATGCTTCTTCAAACCTAAGAAACGGACTTGCAACTCCGGGTACACTTGCAGGCTTTAGTTGCTACAAGTCTACTGCACTAAATAGTACAGCAGGTACAGACCAAGTAACATTATCAGGTGTCGCAACAGACGCTTCTGAAAATGTTATCTTAGCAGGTCATATTTCTGCTGCGGCTACAGCGTCTCACATCGCTAAGACTGAAGTGGTACGTTCAACTGAATCATTCTCTGACGTTGTTAGAGGGTTACATGTCTTTGGAAGAAAAGTCCTTAGACCTGAAGCTCTTGTACGTGGCGTCATAGATTTTGCATAGGAGGGATAACTAATGGCTACTTTTGATCACACCATAACTGGTGGGGGAACTGTAGGTCACCCTGCTAATGCAATCAGACCTTACATTATGCAGTCCAAAATATTTGATGCTGCTGATAATAACCTTACAGCTAACGATGTCATCAAGGTGATTGATCTTCCTGACAACTCCATCGTTCTTGGTGGTTGTCTTGACGTTCTTGAAGCTGGTGGTT